ATATCAACTGCCTTTCTTGAAAGCAATGGATAGTGGAATAAGTAGGGCGGTGATTGTTTGGCATAGACGAAGTGGCAAGGACAAAGTATGTTTTAACTATATGGTCAAGAGGGCGACCGAAGAAGTTGGAACATATTTTTATTTTCTTCCAACTTATACTCAAGCCAAAAAAGTTATTTGGGACAATATTGATAATGACGGGTTCAAGATGATTGACCATATTCCGTTGGATATTGCTAAGCGGAATAATAGTGATTTGAAGTTTGATTTATTCAATGGTTCGGTTATTCAGTTGATTGCGGCTGACAGATTTGAGTTCACATCAGTCGGAACAAATCCTCGGGGGATTGTGATGTCGGAGTATTCAATCACCGAGCCACAAGTTTGGAATTTCATCAGACCAATTTTAAAAGTAAATAAAGGGTGGGCGATATTTAATTTCACGCCCAGAGGTATGAACCACGCCGCCCAATTATTGCAGATTGCTAAAAATAATCCTGAAAGGTGGTATTGGGAAGTTTTGACGATTGATGATACCAAGATTTTGACCCAAAAGGATATTGAGGAAGAACAGAAAGAGGGAATGCCACAGGATTTGATTGAACAGGAATATTTTTGTAAGTTCATTGAGGGTGCTGGTGCTTTCTTTCGCAGGATTAAAGAGAATACTCACTTGTTAGGTGAGATTAAACCAGAGGTCGGGCATAGGTATAAAATCGGGGTTGATTTGGCTAAGCACGAAGATTATACAGTGATTACTGTTTTGGATTTAATGACTTTCAAGGTGGTGGCGATTGATAGGTTTAATCAGATTGATTGGAATTTACAGAAAGCGAGGATTGAGGCGATTACTAGGAAATATAATAATGCCGAGGTTTGGGTTGACAGCACGGGAGTTGGTGAGCCAATTTATGAAGACTTGGCTACTACTGGTTTGAATATTGCCCCGTTCAAGTTTACCGAGCAATCCCGTAAGGATTTGCTGAATAATTTGGCGATTAAGTTTGAATTGGATAAGATTAAGATACCCAATGACCAGATACTTATTGATGAATTGAAGTCAATGCGGTATGATTTAGTTAGTGAGAGGGGAAAATTGAGAGTTCAAGTTCCTGACGGGTTGCACGACGATTGTATTATGAGTTTGGCGTTGGCGGTTTGGGAAATGCCGGACTTGCCTATTAAACAAATTGGGGAAAGTTTGCTACACTTAACTCATAATAGTTCACCTAAAGTTGAGATAACAAGTTTTAAATAAAAATATGGAAAACAAAAATGATTTCAAAACAATAGTCGGGTCGCTAAGGACAGAGATTGAGAATTTTTACTCCAGTTCAATCAAGATAGCTGGAAGTGGCAATAATGAATTGAAAGGCGGGATTTTAACGGCTCGGAAAACTGGTTATAATTTCAATCAATTTCAGATGTTGGATTTGTGTGACTTATACCTAAACTCGCAATTTGAGAGTGGTGATAAAGATAGCGAGGGACAGGATAAGTTGTTTTTAAATATTGTGAAGTTCAGGAAAGATGTTGCCCGTTCACAGACTGATATTGATGTCAAAGACCACCTATTTATTCCCGAAGACGGCTATTCGGTTTATGGGGCATATTTTATGAATAAGGAATTTAAACAGTGGAGTAAGGTCAGCGAGTATGGGGCGATTATCAATGAGTTGAATGATGATAGAAATAAATTTGGGTCGGCGGTTGCCAAGAGAATTAAAAATGAAATACATCGGGTCAGTTTGAAAACTTTAATCAATCCCCAAGACGCTAAGACTTTAAAAAGTGCGTTTAGCAATGGTGAGAGCGTGATTGAAATACACGATATGACTTGGTTTGAGTTGATGAAGTATAAAGAGAGAGGGTGGCAAGTTGATGATATTGAATATTTTGTGGGTAAGAAAAAAGTTTATGAACGATATGGGTTGGCTAGTCGGGAAGAACTGGCTCAACATAATATCATAATCGGGGATAAGTTCGGAAAATGTATGTCAATTATTATGCTTCAAGATACGAGCAAGAAAGAGCCAGCTAAGGGTCAGGTGCTTTATGTCGGACAGATTATCAATGATGATGAGTTTCCTTACGAAGAAACTCATAAGAATAAAACTGACGGTAGGTGGTTGGGGGTGGGTGAAATTGAAATACAGATACCGAACCAGATTGCTCGCAATATGATTACCAATCTCCGTAAGCGGTCTATGCAATGGGCGGCTCGGTATATTTTCCAAAGTCGGAGCAATGAGATTGCTAAAAATCTTATTCGTGATGTTAAGGACGGCGATGTTTTGTATATCGGGGCGAATGGCGAGATTACTCAAGTCAATAAAGGGACACAAGCCCAAGGTGATTTTAATAACTCGGCTCAAGAGTGGGAACAGAATAGCGACCAAAAGGCGTTTAGCTTTGAAGTGGCGACTGGTGAGAGTATGGGTTCGGGTGTGGCGTTCAGGTTGGGGGTTATTTTATCAAATGCCGTCAATACTCACTTTGGATTGGAACGAGAAGAATTTGGCTTTTTTGTTAAGAGGGTAATGAATAATTTGATTATCCCTATTTTCAAAAAAGACTGGGGGAACGAAGAGCATATTTACAATGTTATGGGTGATGATGATGATATTGAAGATTTGCGGTTTATTTATACCGAGGCGAAAGTCAGAGAGGCGGTGTTGGCTGATGTTGATAAGCGGTTAGGATTTATTGATGTGTTGGGTATTAAAGAGCGGATAAAGAATGAAGTCAATCAGTTGCGGACTTTGCCGTTCAAGATACCGAAAGCATTTTATGATAGTTTAAAATATTCTGTTCGTTTGGTGGTTACTGGTGAGAGTGTTAATATGGAAAAGAAAATTGAGACTGGGACTAATGTGATGAATTTAGTGGCTCAAAATCCAATGATACTTCAGGACCCGTCACTCCGTAAATTATTATCAAAGATACTTTCGTGGACTGGTGAGAGTTTGACCAATTTAGTCGGTGTGCCTGCTATGGCTCAAGCCGTGCCACCGAATATGGCGGCTGGTCAAACTGGCATTCAACCTACCCAACGTAATAATGGCGGGGTGATGAATGTGATGATGAATGCCAATGCCCCCGAAAATCCTAACCTCGGCGTATGAAAAATAAACAAGAGATAGAAAAACGATTTACCAATTTTGCCAATAGCCACTCTGCTAAGTTTTTGCTAGAATATTTAGAGATGTTGGCTGATGACTTTGCTGACATTCGGAATTATCCGAATTTAACAAATGAAACTCGCAAAGAAGTGGTCAAGATGATTGATGAGTTGTTGATTGAAAAAATAAATATCGCCCGTGGCATTGAGCCAAAAGCGGGTGATAATTGGAAGTAGTGAGGCAAGCAAACCTCGTTAAAAACTTATTACCAATTTATTTGGTTTAGGGTTAGGTAAACCCTTACAAACCTAAAGAGGATTATATGCCTGATAATATACAGCTTACTGACGAAGAGCTGAACCAAGATTTGTCGCCTGATACCCTTGATGTCATTGACGATGAGGGTGTCAAGAAAACTTTACAAACCGAACACGCACGAAAAGTGCATTTCAGAAATAAATTTCAGGAAACCAACCAAAAGTTGGCTGAAGCACAAGCCGAGTTAGCCAAGTTGAAAACTCCCAATGCCCCGATTGTCAATGATAAACTTGATGAAGTCAATAACCGATTAGGCAATCTTGAATTATCGGAGACTAAGAGACAATTTGGTAGTCAACACGGATTTAGTGCCGAGGAAACTGATAGTATTTTTGCTTATGCTAAGGGGATAGGCAAAGAGCCACATACTGTCATTGACGACCCGTTTGTAAAAACGGCTATCACCGCAATGCGACAGACAAAGGCGAATGTGAATGCTACCCCTGCCCCCTCGGGTTCAACGATTGTCATTGAGGGCAAAAAATGGAGTGATATGTCAAATGATGAACGCAGGAAAAACTTTGACAAGGTCTTTCAAAAATAGCCCTTTTAAAATCCCGTAAGTGCGACAAAAAGCAAACTTATGGCAGTTACAACTGACCCTTTCGTAGCCGCTGATTTGGCGGCTCGTATTCCAGAAGTGTGGACACCACTAGTTCAAGAAGAATTATTTGCCGCTATGTGCGGTGCTAACTTCTTCACGGACTTGTCGGGGTATGCCGCTCAAGGTGGTGACATCTTCCACGTGGCAGATGTTTATACCAATACTTTCAGCGTTAAGACCCAGACCACACAAGGAGAGGAAATAACCACCGCTGGTCCTGCTCAAGTTGATGTCACTTTGACAGTCAACTTGCATAAATACATTGCTTATATCATCGGCGATAAGGATTACCAACAGCTAATGAGTAATTTTGATTACTCTGGCGTGTATGCTCGCAAGTCGGGCAAAATCCTCGCTACTGCTCTTGAAGCTTCAATCTTTGGACTTTGGAGCGGATTGACTGGTAATACCGCAGTCGGTGATACTACAACTGTATTGACTGACCTTGAGATTAGAACCGCCATTGCTACTTTGGACGCCAACCATTTCAATACTATGGAGTGTGCATTCTTTTTCCACCCCACAGTTTATTGGAAACAGGTTGCTGGTATTCAGAAGTATTATGACGCTTCTATGAGAGGTCAAGCAGTGCCTGGATTTACCCTAAGCGGTAATTTCGGTGCTATGGACGCCTCTCGTGGCTTAAAGGGCGATTTGTATGGCTCTCCGATATACGTTTCTACGAATGTCGTGAGTGGTCTACAAACATATCGCAACCTTTATGCCTCTAAGGAAGCGTTTGGTTTTGCCATCCAAACTCCTGGCGGAAATAAAGTCAGGGTTCAAGCGGAAAATGCTATTAGAAACCTCGGTCTCCTAACGGTCTCCGATATTATCTATGGCGTTGCCGAATTGAGAGACAAAGCCGCAGTCGTGGTCAATGCGAATATGACAGCTACAACCAGCTAGATTATTCTTAATTGCTTGTTGGGGTTCATTGCTCTCTGCGATACCCCAATAAGAGAGCAAGCAATTCTATGGATTACAAAAAAATAAATATTGAAGTGCCAATACCGCAGACCACCTTTTACTATGTCAAGAGTAATGGGGAAGTTTTTGCGTGTAGCGAAGATGAGGCGTCGCTTATTCATAAACAGCTAAAGCAGTATGGCGTATCGGACGGGAAAGTTTACCAAAAAGCGATTATGGCGATTAAAAAGAATTTGAAAAATGTTTATGATGAGATTGATAATTTGGAAAGAGAATTAAATGGGGTTGAAGATGTCAAGGAACAGAAAAGATTAAGGTCGGTTATCAATCAGAAATATCAGGATATTGAAATTAAGTTGCCAGAGTTTATTAAAAAAGCCCAAGAGTTGGATAGGGAAAGTGCTAAGGATAATTTTAGAAACCCAAAGAGTTATGATTTTTATGATATAAATGGGGCGAAGATGAATGACAATAGTGTCAATCAAAGTTTGGACGGATTTAAAAATATACAACTATGATAGACGGCAGAAGTCAGCATTTTTTAAGTGAAATAACTGAAAGGATTTATAATATTTATAAAGACCGCTTGTTTGTTAAAGTTAAAGACCCTATGCGAGATAGGGCTATGGAGATTATCAATACCAAGAATATTGATGAAAAAACCCGCCGTTTTGTTATGGCTGGGTTTTTAGGTGAGGACGAAAAAATGGAGATAAATAAAGAGGTTGAGTATGAGATGAATAAACATCTTGACTTTGAGATTGATAGGGCGTTCAGGGACGGCAAGTTGAAGAAAATGGATAAAGATTTATTTTTTAGAAAAATGTTAAAAAAACAACAAATATGATTATCGGTTATATGGTCGTGGGTAAGGGTGAGGCTGATAAAATGCTAGAGGAAGCCCTGCACGATTTACAAAGATTATGCGACAGAATGATTGTCGTTTTGAATAATGTCAGCGAAAAGGAAGACGCTGTTTTGCGTAAATTTCACAAACTGGATATTATGTTTGATGATGATGAGTGGGGTAGAAACCAATGGAAGATTAAACAGAGATTGATAAATTATGCTTTGGAGAAATATGAGCCAGAGGGGTTTGTTTGCAAAGATGCTGATGAGATGTTTGATAGTAAGTTTAACAAAGATGAGTTGCTGAATTTATTTAAGAAAGGCGATAGCTGGTATTTCTATTGCGTCAATATGTGGAATGACGGATATTTGCCTGCAATGAATTTTTGGAATATTAGGGCGTGGCGGAATGTGCCGAGGATTAAGCACGATATGGAGCATAAAGCTCTACATTGCGGGTTAGCCCCAAAATGGACGTATGCGTGGGGAAACTATGCCCCGTATATGTTTAAACACTTTGGACTGCAAACGCCACAGGACAGGGCAAAAAAGGTGGCTAGATACGAGATTTATGACGCTACCGCCCAATATGTCAGCCCATTGTATTATAAAGCGTTAAAAAGCACCGATAAGGCAGTCAAATTTGATGAGAAGACAATACATCAAGAGATTGCCAATGAGGTGCAAGATTATAAATTGAAAAAAGTAAAACTTATGGACAACGAAAAAAGATTTTTCTTTGTTAAGAGGTTAGCGGACGGACAGATTTTGGATATTCCCGAGGATAACCTTGATGAGACTTTGGCAAGAGGCGGATTTGAATTGATAAGTGATAGGAACGACCCCGTTGTATCGGCTGGGACTGGGATTAAAACTACCACTTCCAAATCGGAAAAAATCAGGGTTGAGGAAGTTGATGACCCTGCTGATGAGGTCAAAGAGCCAGATACTGACCCCAAAGATGTGTTGGTGTGCGGAACTTGTGGATTTATTGCTAAAAGCGAACACGGATTGAAGATACACTCGGCTAAACATAAATAATTATGCTGGAAATTTTAATTGTAAAATATGGGTTGCCAGATTACGAGGCGGATTGCGTCAATCAAGTTATGAAAACGGTCGGTGTGCCTTATCACCTGACCGTTTATGATAATTTTCCACTTGATGAGCCGTTGTCGGTTGTTTGGAATAAATTGATTAGGCGGTCAAATGCGAATTTTATTTGTTTGTTGAATAATGACACGATACCGCATAAGGGTTGGGTGGAAAAAATGCTGGAAGTTTACAAGGAGAAAAAAGATGTTGGGGCGGTCGGGTGCGTATCAAATACTGCTGGGAGTATTCAGGGCGGATTTAAAAAGCCATTAAAAGAAAAGAAAATCCAAAGGGTCAATATGTTGTCGGGATTTTGTATGTTATTTGAAAAATCAGTTTGGGAGAGGGTCAATGGCTTTGATGAGAGGTTTAAATTGTATGGTGAGGATAGTGATTTTTGCCGTAAGATAATGAGGCTGGAGTTGAATTTGTATGTCAGGTTTGACGCTTTCGTTTATCATTACGGGAGAAAATCAACGCCCAATGCGGTCAAGAGGGGCAAGGATATTGCCAAAATAAAAGAAGAAAGCAGTCGGCTTTATAATGAAAATTGGAATAAAGATAATAAAGAATTATGACAATAGCGGCGATTTTACCACATCTTTTACATAATGGCGGAGTTCGCAGGTTCATTGAATTGGGAAATGCTTTTATTGAGAATGGTCACCCGTTTATTATTTATGTGCCAAAGGGTTTTCGGAGTGATTGGTCGTGGGATTTTAAAGGTGAGGTTAGGGAAATAAGCGGATTTATTCGGGCTGATGTCGTGATTACTGGTGATACTTCGGATTTAAAGAGTTTGAAAGCGTTGGATATGGCAAAGGCTGGTCAGAAATACATTTATGTCATTGTCGGCGGTAGTTATCACCCAATTTACCGCCAATTTTATAAAAAATACCCTTTTATTTTGAATAATCGTGTGTTTTTGAAGCATTATCGGGAAAATTGTTATTTAGTTGAGGGTGGAGTGAGTAATTTTTGGAAAAGTGAGAAAAAAATCAAGGTCGGTTTTCAGGCGAGAAAAGATTTTGGTATTACGGAAGCGTTGAGCGGATTGGATAATTTGGAATTAGTGCCGTTCAGGAATTTGAATGATAAGGAATTGATGAAAGCATATCACTCGGTTGATTTCGTGGTGGTGTGGGAGAACAGAGAGGGTTGGTGCAATACGGCGATTGAGGCGTTGAGATGTGGAAAGCCAGTCGTGACCAACGGGGTGAATTGCGAGCCGTTTATTGATAAGTGTATCGTGGTTAAAGATTTGAAAACATTTTTTGAACCAGTATCAGATAGTTTTTTATACCGAGAAAATGCTATTAAATTATTAAAGATTTTTAAACAAAATGCTTTACTTCCAGACTTGGGGTGATGAAAAAATAGCGTCTAGCCGTTTGAGGGTTTATAATATTTTGCCTTTTTTGAATAGGGAATATAGTTTTAAATTGCCTGTTGAATATCAGAAAGGCGATATTTTATTTATTCAAAAAAGAGCGAATATCAATGAAATGGTAAAAGCTCAAGTTCAGGGGGCGAAAGTGATTTATGATATTGATGATGATTATTTTGCCAATGATGACATTAAGATTATGACTGAAAAGGCTGATTGCGTGGTGGTCGGGTCGCCTTATTTAAAAGACCGATACTGTAAGAGAGCGACTTTTATTGATGACAGTTTGGATTGGGACGGGACTGTCAAAAAAGAGTATGCGGAAAAGCCAGAGATTATCGGGTGGACTGGTTATGGGAACAATGCTGAATATTTGAAAGATGT